AAATGCTTCGTATTTGGAGAGGCAATGGATTTATGGTATTTACGATTGCTATGGTTTGATTCGTGATTATTACAAACAAGAATTCTCCATTGAGCTAGACGACTTTGAGCGCGGTAAAGAGCGCGAGTGGGAAAGCAGCGATTGGCGAATGTTTGAGAAAAATTTCAAGGAACAGGGCTTTATTGAGACTGGTGACGAAGATCTGAAGAGAGGTGATGTGTTTTTGATGCAAGTGCAATGTAGTTTTCCGAATCACGTTGGCGTGTTGCATGATTTATCTTCTGGCGTCTTTTATCATCATTTAACTGGTAGACTGTCGGAAGCTAGCGTTTATGGTGGTTATTGGCGAAAGCACACCAATAAAATTCTGCGCCATCGGAGCATGATGCGATGAAGACAATTAAAGTTAAATTGCTAGGAGAACTTGGCCGTAAGTTTGGTCGTAAGCATGAGTTTGTGGCGCGTTCTCCTCGTGATGTGATCTCAGCATTGTCGCATCAAATTGAAGGATTTAAAGAATACTTGGCTTTTGCTCATGAAAACAATATCGTATTTAAAGTGGTGGATAGGGATAGCGATGGAATGGAATATGAGAACATGTTGATGCCATGTGATCGCTTAATTATTGCTCCAATCATTTCTGGTGCTGGTGGTTCTGTTGGCAGGATTGTGCTTGGCGTTGCGATGATTGGCTTGGCGTTTGTTTCGTTTGGCGGCAGTGTTGCCGCTGGTAGCTTGTTTGCAGGATTTGCTGGAGGCAAGTTTGCTTTGGGAAGTGGCTTGCTATTTACCATTGGTGCTTCTTTGGTGTTTAATGGCGTGTCGCAGTTGCTGACGCCTCAGCCTCAGGTGAGTGATCCAAGTTCTGACGTGCAACGAAGGGAAAGCTTTCTGTTTGATCGCGCTGCTGATTTGACAAATCAAGGGCGACCAATTCCAGTGTTGTATGGCAAGTTTCTCGCGAATTCTCCATTAATTGTTTCGTCTGCTATTACAACACAAGCAGTTCCGACGTGATGGACGATTTCCTAAAAGATTTAAACGAAGAAGACTGGATTAGAGGCTCCGGCGGCGGAGGAGGAGGCGGCGGCGGAGGCGGTTCGCAGGATCCCCCTGAAGAGGATCCAGAATCGCTTAGAAGCCGTTCTGAGGCGTCTTTCCTTGGCGTCATATCCGAAGGGGAGATTGAAGGCTTTGAGAGCGGCGTAGCGGCCTTGCAGAAAACGTTTCTCGATGGCGTGCCAATTCAAAATGATGATGGCTCATACAACTTTGATCAGCAGTACCTGAGCGTTGGTTATCGCACTGGCACTCAAGCACAATCGGCACTGCCTGGTTTTGATGACGTGAGGATTGAACAAGGCGTTGGCGTTGAAGTGAAGAGAAGCACGGGCTCTGTTTCTCGCACCACGATTAGTAGCGAGTTAAGTCGTTTGAGGGTGAGGATTGGCATTTCTGCCCTTTATCGCGTCAATAGGAACAATGGAGACGTGACGGCAAATGACATTAGCTTCACGATTAGTATTAGGCCACAAGGCGGCAGCAATTTTGTTGTTTCTCAGAAAACTATCAATGGCAAAAGCCGCACACCAGTTGATTTTGAATACGAATTCAATTTAATTGGCACTGGCCCATGGGTGGTGGAAGTTGAAATGAATAGTCCTGACGCTGCCGATAGAAGCGGCGAAGACAGGCAACATGTTTATCAAGTGTTTTTTAAGGCAATTGTTGGCATTCTCGATCGTTCGTTTTCCTATCCCAACACTGCGTTAATTGGCGTCAAAGCTAGGGCGGAAGGCTTCACGTCTGTTCCAACATTATCAGCAGAACTACTTGGCATCAAGTTAAAAGTGCCAAACAATTACAATCCAATTTCACGCACTTACAGCGGCGTGTGGAATGGCACGTTCAAGACAGCATATAGCAACAATCCTGCTTGGGTGTTTTATGACTTGTTGACTAATACGAGATATGGCGCTGGAGAATTTGTCACTGAAAATGACATCGACCGCTATTCTCTCTATTCCATTGCTCAATACTGTGACCAATTAGTGCCAAACGGAACCGGCGGTTTCGAGCCACGTTTTACTTTTAATTCCTACATCACAAATCGAGGAGAAGCTTATGAAGTGCTGAATGCGATTGCTGCTGCTTTTCGCGGCATGCTTTATTTCAGCGAAGGCACAATTGTTGGCATTCAAGATAAACCAAAATCAATGACAAGGATTTTCTCTCCGGCAAACGTCATTCAAGAAACGGACGACAATGGCGAAATGTCTAGTCCACCATTTCAATACGAAGGCACTGCAAGAAAAGCCCGTAAAACTGTTGCGCTTGTGTCATGGAACGATCCTGAAGATCAATACAAAACCAAAACGGAATACGTTGAAGATAGAGCAGGCATTGAACGTTATGGCTACAGGGAAACAAACATCAGGGCTTTAGGCACTACATCACAAGGCCAAGCGCAACGCATTGGTCGATGGACGCTGCTTAGCGACCAACTTGAAACGGAAGTGGTCACATTTAAAGTGGCGTCCGAAGGGCTTTTTATCCTACCTGGTGAAATCATTGGCATTGCAGATCCAGCGAAAGAAGGAAAGCGCTATGGAGGAAGAGTGGTGTCTTCCACTACAAGTGCTATAACGATTGACGCACCATTCACGATTATTGGAGGGTCAACGTATCAAGTTTCAGTGATGCTTCCTAATGGCACCATTCAAACGCGATCTGTGACGAACGGAGCAGGAAGCACGTCAATCCTTAATCTCTCCTCTCCATTGCCCTCCGCTCCCGTCGCTGGCGCTCCTTGGGTGCTGCAGGAGAACGATAGTAGCGTTAGGAAGTTTCGCGTCACGTCTCTTGTCGAGGACGATGGCATCGTAACAGTATTGGCTTCTTTGTACGACGAAAGCAAATTCAGCATTGCCGATAATGATACGTTATTGTCAAACTATCGCGCTGAAACAAACAGACCGAGAGTGGTGCCTCGCGTCAATGGTGCGACAATTGTATTGGAGAGTTACGGTTAATGGCTTACAACGAAATCTACTGGGACTTTCCGCAGTTCTCCGATTATTCAGTATTGAACGCAATTAATCCTGCTGTGTGCTGGAATCCACCACGCAATCACCCTGACATTGAATCGTTTGAAGTGCAGATTAAAAATACTGTAGATGAGCAATGGGTGACGATTGGAACAACTGCTGGCAACTTTATTCGTTTTCCCGCTGATAACTACGTCCTGGATTCGTCTTATCGAGCTAGAATTATCACAATCACCGTCAACGGCGATAGGTCTGCATTTTCTGATGCGCCAAAAGTTCAAACAAGTCCTCTTGAATTTGATTTCACCACGCCTCAAGTCATTAACAGATCTGATGGTACAATATTACAAAACCAACGTTATTTGTTCTTAATTTTCTGACATGGCCAATCTTTTCGGGCTTGATGCAACTGGTAACAACGCTTATGTGAAGGCTACTGGTGCTGGATCAAACGCTGATCCGTTCGTCATTCATAACGATGCCTTCACTTCTAGCTTGAAGAGCGCATTTGTTGCTAGTGGCGTGAGTAGTGATGTGATCGCGGCAGTGGCTAGCAATAAGCTTCGCGTGATGTCAATGGCAATCACTGCCAACTCTGGCTGCACTGTGCAATTTCAAAGCGGCGCCTCTACTAATCTTACGCCTCCTTTTCACATCGCTGGTGAAGGCAACTTAACCATGAGCAATCCTCTTGGTTTGTTTGAAAGCAATTCTGGCGAAAAGATTAATGCCGTGTTGGCAGGTTCTGCTGATTACACTGTAATGCTCACTTATCGAGAAGTTGCGGCATGAGCACTTTTCTTACTACAACTCCATTATCAATCATCAATCTGCATTTATTGCGGCGTGATTTTTTTGATGGCATTAGTTTGTTACTGCAAGACGAAGATGGCACGCCAGTAAATTTAAATGATGTTGTAGTGTGTTCTTCTGTATGGAAAAAAACTTCCGACACTTCTTACACAAAAATTGTTGACATCAACATCGAGGAGCAAGAGCCATTAAGCGCCGGTCGCATTAGGCTCTGGCTTACGTCAAGTCAGACTGGCACGATATGGGACAACTATGATCAACCATTTTCAACTGGAGGTACTT